AGTGTAGTAAGATTTGCAGTGTCACCGTCTGACGGAGTACGTGAAAGCAAAACTCTGTGCACATAGTATTTCCCGAGATCACCACCGCTAATGTCACTCTCGATATTGACAACACAATCAATCCCCCATGGAGTGTTTGCGTAGCCGTCCCAAAACGACCATTGATCGAGCAGTACTTGATAGGCGTCTTTGCCTTTTGAGCGAGCACTTTGTTCTCTTAGAGCAACCTGTTTAGCAAGGCCAGATTTACAAATGCCTTCTGCAATTATTTTTACAGGTCGATGAAACCCTGCTGTGATTACATCCTCGTCTGTTGTCTGATAACCGACCCTTTTTCTCGATGTCCCCCGTCCTGCGCCAACACCATACACTGCTGTACAACTTGGTATATCAGACCAGTCTCGTACTCTGGTGAGGGCCAACGCATTGTTAAGATGTGGATTTTCATCTCGATTACTTTGGATATGGAAAATGGGGTCTTGGGTATCGTTTATGCCGCCTACAACAATACGACCATCTGGAGCATCCCAATGAATTAAGCCGTGTCGACGAAGATGCCTATCTGCAGCATCATAGATTGTCTCGGGTGGCTGCACTTTTGCATCCTGGACCTTCATCGGTTCAAGAGTAACAGACACAGGAGAACCCTTTCCACTTGTGCTTTTACCTGTTAGCAAATCTCGTGCAACATACTGGTCGAAAATGAAATCAGCTTCCACATATCCCAAAGGCTCGTACAATTTTAAGATGAATTCTTTGATGCTCGTGTCTTTTACTCTCAGCCCTTCTGGAGCACTCGCAAACATAGCATCAGCCAGCTTTGTTCGAACAGTAAATCTTACGACAGAACCACCTCCAGAATCGAGGGGTATATCCTGAGCCTCCACTCTACCCGTCAAGCGTATCAAGTCATTAACCCACACTTTATATTCGAGACCGTGGGCGATGTGTTCTTCTATCTCCCAAAACGTGCCGTCGTTACCCAATTCAAAAGCAGCTTCTGAGGGTGACATCAAGTCATTAGTGATTGAGATACTCGTAAAGGACGCATCGAGAACACCATAGCCTTCTGCTTCGACCTTGATGTTATCTCGATCTCTTGTCATTACGCAAACATCCTGACTGGAGTGTTTTTAGGAATCGCCAGTAAGTTGCCGATCTGTGGATTGTTTTTAACAAGCTTCTGAGCATCCTGATTTTCCATCGTCGCTATCTGATAAATTGAGAGTTGCTGCTTATAAGTCTTTGTGACAAGACTCTTCTCGCCCTTCTTTGCCGATTGTTTTGATTTGCCAGCAATTTCTTTCTGTAATTGTAAATCCCTCAACGCCTTGTTACCGCCAGGTCCGAGAAGCAAATCTCTACCATCTGTTCCTGCTTGGGAAAACATTTCTTCCACCCGGTCTACATTGTTCATCACAGTGTTTGCCTGGTTTTCCAAGTCCTGCATATATTCGCCTGGAGCATTCGCCATGCCTTCAAGTTGCCCCATCATCATATTCAGATCTTGAATATCAAAATCCCACATACCCTCGCTCTGTTCGTCAAACTCTGCTTCTTCTGCTATCAGGCTGGCACTGCCTGTCGATGGAGCAGTGAATGACTGTGAATCCACGTTATCTTCGTTGTCCTCAATGAAAGTCATCTCCAGAGTGGCTGTGTCGCGTTCTGTGGCGTTTTCTGAACGAGTATAGGTTTGGCATCGTGCACGGACTACTCCCCGTGTAGGCACTACCAGGTCTCCTGTAAGGTGTACATCGAACGATTCGATCAAAGCATTCAACACGTCTGGATATAGAGGCATACCATTGGTCACTTGTATGTCTGGTTCTGCTGCATTCGATTCTGACAATGTGTTGTTGAAATACGCTGTCAACGACCATTCTTTGGGGCTACTTCCTGTGTCATCGAGCTTGGCACCATCTCGAAAGGGTCTTTCTCTCACTATTATTCGATTACCGCCCGTCTCTCGGATGGAAATGACAGGAAATGCCAAAGCAGAGCCACCATCAGCAGTGAATTGCCCCACAGGATATAGAGAAAAGGTTTCTTCTTCAGGTTCAGCCGCGCGAAAATTCTTTACCAATGTTGGGTCATCAACAGGCATACGATTCTCCTATCCCTCTTGTGGTTCTGCGCCAGGAGTTGAAGATAATTTTTTTGTACCCCGACCACCCTTGCCGCCTTTGGATTTTGGTGAACTTGCTCCTGTCACACCTCCTACCTTCTCTATTTCCTTGACTGCTTTCGCCATTGCTTCAGCTAACGCTTTTGCACCCTCCCCTGCTTTAATCTCATTGTCTCTTCGTTTCAATATTTGTTTATAAGCATCTTCAGTGAGAGTTATTTCTTTTCTTTTTAGAGCTTCCAGCGAAGCAGTTGCTGTTTTGTCCTCGAACATTTTCTCTTTCGTGAATTCTCGCTCCCCCCCAAGAACTTCAAATCCTCGCCTCATCATTTCGGCATAGCCAATATCTCCGCTAAATTGTCTTTTCTCTTCTTTAGCCTGTTGCTTTTTTATCTGCGTAATGGCTTTTACTTTTTCTTCTGTCGATACCGTTTTGCCCATTGCTCCAGAAAATATGTTTGTAATTCTGTCACGTTCTTTTTCTCTCAAATCTATGACTTCACCTTCTGTTTCGATCATAGATTTAACTGCTTTTCCAAGTGTATATCCTAGAGCTGCTGCTCCCGCTAACTGTCCGATAGCATTTCCTGCAGATGTACCAAATTTTCCAACTTTCCCTCCTGCTTTTTTTGCTTCGCCGCCTACATTATTCAATCCACTTTGGGCAGGTCCGACACCACCTACACCACCCATGCCCCCAAACAATCCTCCACCGCCACGTCGCTGCATCATTCCACCCATCATCATGGGTAGACCTGCCCTGAGTCCCAACCCTACACCAGCAGCTTTCAAGGGGCTGTCCATTATGAATGAAACGAGATCAGCAACTGCCTTCGCCAGAGCAGGAAGTTTGTCTGCAAGTTTAGAAATGGCATCAATCATTTTCGGCTGTGCAAAAGCATCACGTATTTTGTTGAGAGCATCCCTCATTTTTACAGAAGGGTCTTCGTCAACTCTCTTCGCGTATAGTCTGTCGATGTCCTGAGCAGTCATTTCAGTGTGACGAATTTGCTTGACCATTTTATCGTAGGCTTCAAGACCCTTTGCTCTTGCCTCCTTATCTGATAAACCAGCCTCTTTTGCTGCTTCTAAAGTCTCTGTAAACGGTTTTCTCAATTCGTCGAATGCTGTACGACTAGTCTCAGTAAACACCTCAAGTGCTTGTTTGTGGGCCTCTGGTGATTTGATGATCATCCGTATACGGTCAAGAGCATCATCATTAGGCTCGAACTTAAACTTTCCTGCTTTCTCTAGCCGTTGAGTTTGAGTCGCTCCCTCTTTGATATACTGCAGCAATGTCTTCATTCCACGAGGTGCCATTGCTCCCATTGTTGCATCGAGTTGTGAGATGGTTCCGAGAAGTTCTCCCACATCCATTCCTGCCAGAGCCGCTTCACCTGCCACCGCGTCGAGACGAGATGAAAGCTGGTCAAGAGATAGTCCACCTTGGTCCGATTTCTCGACGAATTTAGCGATAGCGTCTTCTGCCGCTTTACCTGTAACACCCCATTTACGACGGACCATTTCAGCGACCTGAGCGATCTGCTCAATCGGCTTTCCAGATGCTGTCGCTGTCTTTCCGATAGCTTGTAAAATCTCTTTAGAATATTTTAGGTCGCCGGTCGCCTTGTAAACCTGCTCAAAGGACGATGCCATTTCCTTTGTCGTCCGAGTTGTATCGTTTGCAGCGTTCGTGACAAGTGTTTGAACCTCCTGCCATGACATTGCTTGGGCAGGTATTTTAGATAAAAGAAATGAAATATCCTGAAATGATTTGTGAACATCTAGAGAATCCTTAATTAGGGCTCCTGTAGCAAATGCTGCTCCGATGGTTCCAGCTTGCTTGATCATTCTACCAAGCGATTGACCCATTCCTTTCAGGGCCTTTTGACCACGCTTAATGCCAGCATCCATCTCTCTTCCGAGGGATTTACCCATCCTTTTGCCGCTGGCCTTAACTTGCTGTTCGCCTTTTTTGAGACCACCTCTGAAAGCTGACGGATCGAGTTTGACTTTGATTTCCGCACTACGATTAGACATGGTGAAGCTACCTCATTTCACACCCAGAGTACGTCCCTTGAAATAATCAGTCAATGACTCGACAGTAAGGTGTTCACCCATGTCAGTGAGTTTTATGCCGCCTACTGTTTTAGCTAATCGCTCTGGACTGATGACACCGGAATCGACTCCCCGTGCTGTTCCAAGAAGGACTTGTATGCTGGTGAGTTGCATAGCTGGTCGACCATAAAGAGCATAAAAGTATTCTGCGAATCCGGCGCGTAAGCGGTTAAAGGGAGCGTGTGCCGCGCAGTCGCAATTGCTGTCACCAGGGTCCAGCAATCCATCTCTGTCAATTCTACAGGATGAGGGTTTGCAATGTCTCGGAGCGTACAAATTTTGTTGTAAACACTTTCCAAAAACGACAGATCAAAATTGTCTTCCAATTCTTGTGGAGTGGCAACGAAAGGCTCATAAGGTTCTGTAGTATTTCGAATGCACGTCGCCAAAAGACAAATCGTTTCGAGATTGTCGAGGAGGTCTTTGTCGCGATCCAAATCAAGACCCTCTTTGAGTCCAACTTCTCGTGCTTTTATACGAGCCTTTCGAAGGTCTGCTTCCCGCGGTACACGAAGCAAGATAGGCGTTTCTTTTACAGTGCCGTCCTGTCTTCGTTTAAGAGCTTTAGTTGGAAACAAAAGTCGATCTCTAAATTCGAGAACTTCCAACTCTTCCCATGTCTGGTTATAAAGTTGTTCTGCAATATGTGGCAATAGAGATGAGTCCGTCACAATAGTCCTCTTTTTTTGGGGTTAGTCTACAACCTGACCAACAAACGTTGCATCGAGTTGAATGGCATCATCCAACGATGTAGAAAACTTCGCCTCTGAATAGCCCCCCTCAATGGACATGGTGCGATTAGGGATCTTGAGTCGCAGCGAAGTAATCTGATTTTTTTTCACCATGTCGATGTAATCAAGTTCTTCACCGTTCTCGCCGATCTTGCTGGAGAATGAAACAGTACATTCTTCTGCACCCTTGAAAATACCTGCACCAGTTTTTCGCAAAGTGGAGATCTGTTTTTTGTTTGTCGTGATTGTCAAATCGACATTCGTAACGTCTACTAGATCGCCGCTGCCCATCGCGATTGAACCTGTCGGATAAACTTCACCCATCGTCTACTCTCCTATTAGGACGGCACGCGCTGAGATACCAAACCCATCTTGGCCAGCGGCTGAATGATTTCGTAGGGCACAACCATATCGACTTGAGTCGGATCAGTTGCGTTAACCTGCACGATGAGTTTACCCAGAGAGATAAATTCATCAAGACTCGCTCGATCAACAACACCCTGATTCTGCCAGAAGCGCAGACGAGTAATGATATATGCTTTGATGTCTCTCTCTTCTGTTACGCCAGAAGGCGGCAGGTCATCTGTGCTGGTCGCATCCTCTTGAATTTTCGCATTGGCGAATTCTATCGGTAGATTCGTTCGCAGGTCTATCGTGATGATATACGCTGCATCGACGTTCTGTACGTCAAGCAATCGAACGTCAGAACCACCGCTGGCGTCCTGGCTGTGGGTGGTAATCGAACGAACCAAAACAACCCTGTCATTCGGGTCGTAACTCAGAAGAGAAACACCTGCAGTGAGACACGCTTGAGATTCTGCCGCAGTCGGTTTATCAGCTATGATGTCTGGACACGCATACAGACCGTCCATGTATTCGCCGATACGATTACCCGCGGGGTCAACAGTCACGCTGGCAAGTCGTCCGCCACATTCTCGACCTGCAATCTCTCCAGGCATCGACAGCATATTCAGTCCACACAGACATTCCATGAATTCTGCGTTGTTGAAACTGTTTGCATGTACCGTCGTCGCCTGGGCTGTCGCATACGAGCCTGTGTAACCCACAATTGCTTGCTGCAGCTTGGCGTCCTTGCCAGTGTTCAGGTTGTAGATGTGTGTATACAACTTCTTACAATTGTTCGAACTTACTACATTCGCGACGTCAGTATTGCTCAGGCATGGAACGATGTAATGATACTCTTCTCCCTGCAGATTTGTCAGAGCAGTCGTGATGTCAGGGTCAGTTGTACCTCCAGCAAGAGGTGTGTTCGTCACAGCACCAGTCAGAGTCTCCGTACCGGTCTGTGCAAGTCTCAGCTTCATCTTTACGTTGATGTCTTCGCCGATATTTCCTGCCACTTTGCTGTTGACTGTAACTACCCCAACACCACCCGAGACTACTGTACAAGCAAGGTCTGTGGATTTCTGGACGACCCAGTTTATCAGTTTGGTTTTGATTTGATCAGCAGTCTCACCCGACAGCCAAGCAACCTCGCCAGTTCTGCCCATCACCTCTACATCGACCACTTGATCAGATGTCGGTGAACCTGCAGCAGTAATATCCAGAGTGGCCGTGCCAGCACCTGCTGTAGGGCTGATAACATCTATCTGCGCTTCTCCGTATTTGTTGTATATTTGCTTGCAGCATAAATGTCCAACTGTACCAGTGCCGAACGCTGTAGCAGCATCGTCCTCACCACCAATTGAGCGAACCTCTGTATCGTCTGTCAAATCTCCTGCTGCACTCTGAGTAGCAAGAACTGCTACACGTAATGTCCCTGTGCCGGGGCTTGCTGTCCCAGCCAACAGATTGACAGTGACATAAATTCCTGGCGTCAGTGTCGACGCTGCAACTGCGGTCGGGATTGACATGACTATTTCTCCTTCGTAGGCTCGCTCTGAGTGACACTCTTGATGTAGGCGTCATAATCTTTTTGAGTTCGCTTTTTCAGACCACCGTTTTTGAATAACCGGCGATATTCTTTGCCATATAGATTGAATTCAGTTTCAGGAATTCGTGTGATTTCCTTCTCATCCCACTCAATATAGAAACTACCTTCAGCGGATTCTCCAGCAAGTGATCTTGCAACGGGTTCACCCGACGGCACTAACTTTGCGCCAATATACTGCTCGGTTCCAAAGCGCCGAACGTAATTGCCTTTGACTGAAGACACATAAATGAATTTGATTTTCTTTTCTGCGCTCATGAGTTCACCTTAGCCTTTTTTTTAAAAATGGGTCAACTACACTACCCGTTGTCAAAACTATCATCTTCTACAACAGTGTAATCGCCCTGGTTTGGAAGGGCTGGAATCTGTGGTTTAATAACATCCAGCATGAATGTTTCAAGATCGTTGTAGGTCCTCGTATCCGTCCGTTCGAATGTCGTCATCAATCCGATTTCTAATCCGTAAGCATAGTATCTCTGTACGCCTGTACGATTTGTTAGATTGTGTCTGAAACGACGGCGCACTTGTATTCCGCTCGGAGCACTCACACCAACATCATCAGAAGATCGGCGACTGGTAAGAAGTAACGTCGCTGCATCAAGCAGTCGTAGGCCATCTTGCCTTCGCAGATGGTCACTCCGTTGGTTCTCCGTGAAAATGTATAACTCAAATGATTCTGAATATAGAATACGACCTCTCCCTGCTCGGGTGGGTTGTGAGATTTGAGACGTGGAACCGCCATCAGCAGGTTGTGAATCGAGCCATGCCAACATAGCAGCAGGAAATCGTCTTATGGAACTACGCGCCAAATCAGTCCCATCTCCAGGGGGTGAAAAGTGTTCGAATATCTGAATGTCAGTTAGACCAATGTCAGAAGGGTTTACCCCGTTAGTAATAGCACCCTTTACGACAGCCGTTGAAATACCTGAAATAGCAGGATCAAAATAAAGCGACGTGGCATCTGCCAAATTGAATCGAGCACCACCGAGATTTGCTGTCATTGTAACATCAGTACCCGTATTCGTTACAGTCCAAGACTTGTCTGAATTGTCACCCTTGTCGATTTTCCATGCTAGGTCGTCTCGATAAGTGCCGTCGATAACTGGAACCAAATACGATCCGACATCCACATCAACGTCTGCACCTGATGCTGTGATAGTAACAGTGCCAGTAGCCCTGGTGCCAGTAAGGGGATGCAAAATGGAACTTAAGTCCCGCGCAACATTTACTAGCAATGATGACGTCATCTTACTATCTCCTGAACTACCAGAACAGCAGCTTGTTCTGTTGTACTATCCATCGGTATGTTCAAATAATCTCGCTGTGGAATTCGTTCATTCCCAGACTTATATCCATCAGCATGTTTCCATGCATAACTTGCAGGTGAAAAAATTACTGCTGTTCCTGCGCTTTCATCTGTATCGACCTGAATGTTTGCCAGAATTCCTTTGTCTTGTAATAGCTTCCCACCTTGTCTGTGAGGATGAATCTTGAACGTCACAGGAGAAAACGGTGGCCATTGCCCTCTACCTTCTGTTTGAATTTCATCGTCGACAGCAGTAACAAATGGAGCAGCCAAAAGTGACATAGGGATAGCTCGAACTCTATCATCAAATTTGTGAATGACGGCTTCAAGTTCGCTTGTGTCAAATGTAGCTTTCGTCGAGACCATTAGAAGCCCCCGCTGCCACCTGGATTATTTACCGAAGGAGCAAAAACAAACGGTTCATCTTCATTGACTGGCGTTGGCTGGACAGTACCGCCGACCTGCTCAGTTGTACCTGCTACAGTTTCTCCTGCAGATCTCAATTGAGCCTTGGCAATTGCTTCGAAATATTTGATTGCACGGTCATATTGATTTTGATAAGCGCCTCTCCCATCGTCTGCGAGAAAAGCACCACGGCGTTCTGCTGCAAACGCCAGAGCGATCCACGCGATATGCCCTTTCAATGCAGGATCATTTGCTGCGAGCAGGATGATCGCTGTTTTGCTGTACGCCCTAAGAAGGCGACTGTAAGCCTCGTTCTCTGCCTGTGCCATAATGTCATCGAGTACAACCAGTTCAGCAGCAGAGAGCGTACTGCCGTTGCTGTCAGACAGAAGTCCAAGCAAGGTATCTGCACCAACCTTAATTTCTAGATCGGTTTTGGTGAGAAAGTCTGGAGTAGCGGCCATGAAATACTCCTATTTAAGGGGCTCAATTGCTCCCAAACCAGCGAACAATATAGCCTGTTCTGAAGTCAAACTTACAATTGCATCGGAAGCATGTGCCTTGCCAGCGAGTGTGATGCCGTAGACCAGCTTGTATTCACCCGCTGGGAGTGATTTTTCAACGGCTTTTTTTACATCTGTCGCTTTAGCAAGTCGAATGGCACCGTCTCGCAAATGAGGTTTAGCAAAATCATCTCGCAGTGTCACAGTAGCACCTGGAACATAAGGACGTCCTGCGTACGTGAGATTCGTAATGCAGACGTATTCACGCTCTGTTCTCTCACTGATTTTTTCCATTGCATTCTGCAGTGCTTCTGGTACTGGCGTTGGCGCTGATACTGTCTCTGGCACTGGCTCAGGGTCTTTCTCAATCTCTGGCTTCGAATCAAGTTCCGGCGTAACTTCTTCTGCCACAGGTTCTTCTTTTGTCTGAGTCTCTTCTTCAATATTTTCTGTCGCGCTCTTCTCGTCGATAGCAGCCTGGATCTGTGACTTCTTCCACGTCAAATCGACGTCAATTCCGAGTTCTTTCGCTATTGCTATCAATTGTTTTTTGTTGGCCATTGGTGTGCCCTCCTTGTGTAATGAGCATAGACAAATAGATATGCCGCGTCAATGCTGCTGTCAAATCAGAATTGTTAAAAGATAAATCTTAGGAGTGAGCGTTCGTGATGATACCGCCGACAGTGTTACCAGTGAGTGTTGCAACGTCGGAGCAAGACACAACTACCATTTCGCCACCCAAAGGCCCAAGTCCATTAACAAAGAATCTACGAACTACATAGCCAGTATCGCTTCCATCGTCACGTCTGAACGTGTAAGTGGAGGCAATCTCTTCTGCATCCTTGGGAACTGCAGTCGGTCGCGTTGTGAGAACTGCGACCTTGCCGAGATGATAGTCCAGAAGGCTGGTCGTCTCGTTGAGGTATTTGCTCGCAACAACGTGGAACGGAGGGAAACCCGGAATGGAGAAATCAACAGCCTGAGTCTGAGCGTTTGCTACAGCAGTTCCAATCTTACGCACATCAGAGTCACCAAAGAATTGACGCATGTGATCCTTCACGTTTGTGTTGCGAAGGAAAGCATGCCCAACCTGCTGGTTGAACCAAATGTCAGTTACGGGCTGGTTGGATTTCTCTATTGCCGTTTCGACGTCGAGGATAGGATCACCACCGGCAACGTCCCATGCAGTACCTGCAGCAGTCTGCTGACCGACTGCCCAGTTGGTATTCGTTCCCAACAGTGTCCAAACCTCAGCCTCACGATTCTGCATCATTGCGTATTTCACACGCTTGGCAGCCTGTAAAATTGGCGAGAAGTTATCAGCTTGATTCTCTACCTGCTTCGGAACGAAAGAACCGAGATACTTGTTGACGGTTGCCAGGTCAGCCAGAGAACTGGACGGGTCAACAAGCGGGGGAGGTGCTGATTCAGAGTTCTCTACAGTCACGAGCCTGAAGGCATCGTTCGAAGAGAACGTCCTATATTTATCCTTCTGGTGGGAGACCAGCACGATAGGACTGGCTTCGTCAGCACGGAAAGGAAAAGGCTTGTACCCTGCGAGATAATTTGTAATCTCAGAAGGATCGTGCACGTCTGCAGGCGTCAAGTTCAGCGTTACACGCTGTCCCTGATACATTGCTTGTGTCTGTCCACCGTTGATGGGCAGAGCGTCGAGTTTTACTATGTTATCCATTTTGCCCTCCTATGGCATCGCTGGTCCACCGCCACCGGAGACCAATTCGCATTCAAAAAATTCACCAGATGCGGCAGTTGTGAGTGCTACTCCAAGAATGGCATTACCCGTAGTACACGGTATACAGTCAGCACCGGCTTCCCACATGACGCGATCTTGTCGAGTTACACCAGATGAACCTGCCAAACAGATTGCTATGCCGCCTACCTGCACGTCGCCGTATTCACCGTCAGCAATATCGTTTTCACAGACACCCATATAGGCGTCCGTTGCGGCAGTTGCAGCAATAATCTCATTTGCGGTTCCAGTCGTTTTACGAATAACAATAGTGCCCTTCGCCAGCGTACCGCCTGTACCATTGTAGGCTCGCCGCATGTCGGGGTTGGTTCTTGTCGGTTCAGTCATTTTCTTCTCCTATTCTGGTCGTTTATCGACCAGGAAAAACCGGAATCCCCGGCTACTTATTTCCATCGATCACATTGGGATTGCAAAGCAATTTGTGGGCTTCCATCGACTGAGCATCCCAATCTTTTTTAGTGAAACTCGGGTCTTTCGAACCGAGATAAGACAAGGCACGCTGAGTTTTGTTCTTACCTGCGAAAGTCGACAGGTCAATCACATTACCCTGTGAGGATGTTTGCTGAACATTACCGCCTGTAGCGACAGATTGTGTCAGCGTTACATGCTCTTCTTTAATCGGCCATTTCTCCGCAAACGCTTTGGGGTCTTTCTCGCGAGATAACATCAAAGCATCTGTCAAAGATTCATCGAATCCATTGGCAGAAATAACTCGTGCCACGTCGTCCTGTGCAGCTTTCAGGTCGATTTCTTTAACCCGCTCACTGAGGGCGTCAAGTTCCGGCTTCATTTCGTCCAACTCTTTGGAAGCCTTCTTGAGTTCTGCCACGAGAGTTACAGCGCCATCTGCATCTGTTTCGAGAGCCTTCAGCAGCGCAATGTGAGCAGCTCTGTCAGTCTGCAGCGAAACGATAGATTCCACAATATCTGCCCTTTTGTTCGAGCATTCCAGTGTTTTGGCAACACTGGTCGACAGTTCGATAGCGGAATCAGCAGCTTCTAGAACTTCGGCCTCAATTTCCTTGACACCAAATTTGCTGGCCAGAATCTTAATCATTTTTCTTCCTCCATTTGTACTGGCCGATTTGGCCTCTTTTATATCAGGCAATATGCCGGGGGAATTGATTTGTGCTCCTTCACCGACTGCCTGCTCTTCAATTGCACGTTGCGCGATTTTATCCATTGCGTCAAGTACGTCGATTTCCGTAGTCAACGCACCAAGATTTAAAATCTGTCTGAGAGATGCAAAGATTTCTTGTAAATCAATACCCAGTGGAGTTGTGCCAGTGGTTATCCATTGTCGTATTTTGCTTACTTCAGTCATTACCTCTGACAGTGGTGTTAATTCTTTCAATCCCAACAATTCTTTGATTGTTGCTAACGCTTCCGTTGCGTTTCCAGCAGCATCATACCATCGAGATATACGAAGAGATCTGGACATGCTTTTGGTAGAGGCTGCCAACGGTGTCAGGTCTGTGATAAACGGATGATTCGTCAACGCAATGGAGGTCAAAAGAGCACCAATACGTTCACCTGTGATCGAATCAACAGCATTCAAAATCACAGCGACAGAAGACCATTTGTATTGCCCTTCAAGAATATATTTCCTCGCTATCGGAAAGAAAATTGACAACGCCCATAATTGCGCTTTACCGTCTGGGCCATCGACAACTTTTACTTCTCGTATCCATCCTTGTGCAGGTGCGCCATCTGTCGGAATTGAACCATCCGCTGCATACTGCTCGGACGCATGTTCAAAATCCCACGGTATAACATCAGCCATTCCTACGCCGTCTGGGCCTGCTTTGTACTGTGTATTTTTTTGAAAATTACTAACGATCTGTTCAAACGTTTCACGTGTAAACGCAAACGGGTCTTCGCCGTGTCGATACCCCAAGAATTGCCCTTCATTTGCTACATGTTGCCATTTGGGTTTCCCCTCGTCACCGAGATCTAACTCTCCGTTATCAGATACCAGGACCACTGATGGCACTGAGCGTCGAGCTGCCTTTGTAGTTGCCGAGTATGTCGGTACATCACCATCTTCCACTCCTGCTTTTTTGTAGTATTTAACGGCATTGTCATAGGCTGCTCGCCTAACATCTTCGGGTAGATCCACACCGCCCCGAGCCCCATTTATTGCTGCCACTGCCGATCCCAATTGTGCTGCAATAACCGTCAATGTATCTCCAACCATTCTTGCTATTGGGAGCTTATAACCGGCCTTTGTGTCTGCTGCTTCACTATCCCAAGCCAGATGTGCTTTTTTGTATTGTTCCCAATCATCATCACCAAGAACCTCGTTCATTAATTCAGCAAGTCCCTTGTCGTTGGGGTCCCACCGCTGATCGGTTGTAATAGATAAATCCGCGAACGGTGTTGCTTTAAATGCCATTGGGCACCTCCATTAAAAAATGGATAGCATTATTTTTTAGATGAGTGCAACTGTGAGAAAAAATTTTGAGAGGAAGAAAGTACCTATTATGCAGACCAGGTTGCATCGTCGGGAACGACTGCAACTACAACACATCCATTAGCTAAAGCAGAATGGCCACCAGAAGCAGACTGTGCACTGAACCAGGCCGTCTCATCTGCTGCATCAGCCAACGCGCCCTCGTACAGACCAGTGGCGTCCGTTGTTACGTGAGCATACAACGTTCCATTGCCAGCGTTCAATGTGCCCGTACTTGCTGCACCAAAAAAGGCCGTTCCAGTAGCCGCATTCGTGCCTGCGTATTGAGTCAGACTGGAATTCAATTCCAGGTCTACAGCGTGAGTTACTGCAGTTCCGTTGAGGTCGCTTACCTGGACGGAAATAGTTCCTGCTGTCGCTCCACTAGTACCACCTGTTGCTGTGATAACAACACGTACCAGACGCTCGTTCAGAATATCACCGCCACCGAGCATGGAAATATTGCCAGAACCCAACACTCTTACAATCGGGTTGTCAGTGACATTTCCGACATCGATGGAAGCTGTGTTTGCAGCACCAAGATAGAGAGCACCGTTGGCACCGGCACCCGCTCCACCTGTCACACCACCAGCACCAGCATTGACCGTAGTGTTTCCACCCGCTCCACCAGCAGCACCGGCAACACCCGCTCCACCAGCACCACCATTGATATTGATAGCTCCACCGACACCACCGACTACAGCAGTATGAGCTACACCACCAACACCACCAGCGATAACTGTTGCGCCACCAAGACCAGCAGCATCTGTTCCGTCAGAAGCTCCACCAGCTCCAGAAGCAACTGCTGCAACTCCACCGTTAGCTCCTGCCACCGCACCACCAGCAGCTGAACCGGCACCTGCAGTTGCAGTGATTGCAGAACCAACCGTGCCACCGCTTGCTGCTTGAGCAGCAGGAGTCAGAGTGATGATTCCACCAACTCCATCGACGGTAATGGATGGCATCGTTACCAGTCCTGTACCCAGGAATGAGGTTGCAGGATTGTCAGTAGCATTACCGATTTGAATAGCAGCAGTGTTTGCACTACCGAGCGTAAGATTTCCATCTGCTCCAGCACCAGCTCCACCAGTTGCTCCACCGGCACCAGCGTTGACAACAGCATCTCCACCTGCTCCACCGGCTGCACCAGCAGAACCTGCTCCACCGTTACCACCCAGAATTCTTGTGAGTGCTCCTGCACCACCTACGATGGCAGTGTGAGCCGCTCCACCTGAACCAGCTTGTACAGTCGCTGCTCCTCCAAGTCCGGCTGCGTCAGTACCATCTGATGCACCACCAGCACCTGCAGTAAGTGTAGCTGCTCCTCCATTCGCTCCAGCTACTGCACCACCGGCTGCAGAGCCAGCGCCAGCAGTTCCAGTAACAGCAGCTCCAACAGTACCTCCACCACCTGCCTGTGCAGATGGCGTCAGTGCTACTGGGCTTGTCCCGTTGGCTGTGAGACCGGCGAAGCTCGGAGTTGCAGTATCTTTCACGTCTTGATTGATGTATCCAGCTTCAACACCAGTCAAAATTTCAGTATCGCTCATTCGTATAGTCATGACTATTCTCCTTAATTTACGCGACCACGAAGGACTCCGGTCATAGTCCCAGAGGTTCCGCTGTCTGCACTGGTTATGGTAATATCCAGAGCACTGGCACCTGCGATTGCAGGCAGTATTCCCGCCAACGGAATATTGAATTTTTCGCCAACAGTCGTCAGTCCTGTAAGGGTGGTTGCGATGAGAATCTGTGTACCACCTGCAGTAGTTCCAATTGTGATCTGAGTATCACCGTTCAGCGCCGTAGCAGTCTCACAAATGAAGATAGCTTCAGTCGGCGTGAACTGTTGTGCCGCATCACCAGGAGCAGTCAGAGCATTGTTACCTGCTACCTTCAAGTCGATAGTTGCAGAGGTCTCTTCAGTTGTCAGCGCAGGCCCAAGATCAGTCCAGTCAGTTCCGTTCCAAGCGATTTCATGAGATGCTGGAAAACTCTGCCCGGTATTCGTCTTGGTCGGGTCGTTATCAGTCACAGCAGTCGTGACATGATATGTCCAACCCGTTTGAACCAACGCAGCAGTGGGGAAATCTGCAGCCGCTGTGATTGCTCCCTTGAATTGATACACGCTTCCCATTGCAGATATTGCAGCCGCGTTGGTTGCAATATCTGCGACATTCGTCGCGATATCAGCAATTGCTTTTTCTACTCGTCTACGGATAGGCATCGGTCAGCTCCTTTGTTTGTAACGACCATCGTGCTTGCCTACGTATATGCATATCTGATTTTTTTGGGCAAGTAGTGCGGAAAGAGCAGAAAGAAGAACTATATGTATTCAGTCGTTATTAATAGGTCTTCATTGCAGGGATGTTCTGTGAGCCACCAATCATCGAATAATTCAAGCCGTTCAATAGTTTCATCGACAGAGTAGGGTGATGAGATAGTAAGCAACAAATCTTTTTTTTCTATGTCTCGATTCGGACGGAGATCCATTTCGACACATCCAAAAACCTGTATTAATATTTTTGCTGTCTCTTGCAGAAGCCCTTGCAAATACG